GAATGAACTACAGAAGTTTGATGCAACTTGTCAAATTGCTATACAGAATGTTTTCAGAGGAACAAAGAAAGCCACTGAAGCAGCTTGCCAGGAGATTCTTGGCGAGAGTATGGCACAGGTACCAAAGGAAACTTACACGTTACTGATGAGTGCTTACTACGAGGTATCACGAAGAAGTGACACAGCTCTTTCCACTTGGGCTTATGAAGCAATCATAGGCTATGGAGGAAACGGAGACCCAATAAATCCTAAGACT